ACTGACAATACAGAACTTAACTCATTATTATTTATTCTAATCATTAACTACTCTCTTACTCTCATTTTATTAAATAAAAAATAGGTGTACACAACATACACATATCCAACAATTATATCATTAAATTTAATCTATTAAATCTAATTTAAACAACATCATAATATGCTTTTCCAATATTAATTCTTGAAATAACTCCCTGACAAACACCAAATTCTTTAGCAATCACATATTGGTTAATTTTTAATTTCAGCATTTCTCTTATTTTTAAAACTTGTTCACTAGTTAATATTTCTAACTTCTTACGTGTAGTATATATAGCTGATTCTGGCCTTTTCTTTCCTATGTTCTTATCAACTCGTTTCTGTATTTGTTGTTCTGATTGTTTTCTTCCCTTGGCTTTATTTGAAATAAGTTTTTTTGTATTATCGGTATGTTTTTTACCTAACATCCCTGTGCTTGTAATACCTTTTTTAGATTCTGATTGTTTTTTAATTGATGATTTTTTGTGTTTATGATTTAACCAACTACCGGCAGTTTTTAAAATATTAAATCCTTTTTTTACGCAATCAAATAAATCTATATAGTATTGCTCACGTGTTATTAAATCATTTTTTTCACAACATTCAACAATTTCAAAATTTAGTTTATCTATCCCATATTTATTAACAAATCTTTGTAATTTTTTATTGCAATGTTTGTTTTTATTTAAATGAGTGATATGCCTATTTTTTCTCAATCTGAAATTAACAGCACTGCCTATATAGATTCGTGAATTTATTGAGTTTGATATTTTATAAATACAAGTAATAATCATATTAAAAAATATATTATTCTATATTAATATCATCTAATTCGTCAACCATATCAAAAATATCTGTTTGTATATTATTTTTTATAAAACGTGACGATGAATGAGTCATATTTATAGTAGCCTGTTTATAATAAGAAGATTTAAGTTCAATGCCAATCGCCTTGCGACCCATTGACACTGGACTATAAACCTCACTACCTACGCCCATGAATGGCGTTAAAACTACTTCGCCAGGATTGCTATACAACTCAACTAATCTATCAATAACATCCAATTGCAATGGGTGTACGTGCTTTTCATCATCTTCTTCTTTGCTGTCTCTAAATGGCAAAACATTATCAATTCTAATGTCATCCCAAACGCTAGATGCGTACCGTTGCCAGATATAGTGATTTAATTTGGTTATTTCATTTTCTTCATTGATTGAATTTAAATGTTCCCATAATTGATCTTCATTAAACTTAGTATTATTTGCATTGTTATAAGCTCTTAAAATATTAGGCAAAATAGGTATTTCTCCAGCATAGTTATTAATGCCAAAAGGATGTGTAACGGGTACTGCATTTTCACCTTTTTTGGTAAAAACCAATACATAGTCTGGCATAGCGGTAAAGCATTTAGTTGAATCTTCAACAATAAATTTGTGCATTAATGATTGAACCATTGTACGCATTCTAACTTTTAACGGCTCTTTCCATATCGTGATACGGTTGCGATATTCAAAACCGTATTTAGTATGTATTCTAATAATTTCATTAGGAAAGTCCCATAATCTGCAAGTGTTATCGAATACGTCTGTACAATGAACGGCACAAATACGACCGTCTTTAATGACTCTGGATAACTGTTCTACTAAAAATTCATATTGTTGTAGGAATTGTTCTTTTGTTTCACAGTTACTCATGTCGCGAGCGTCAGAACTGTATGTATACAGCGAAAAAAATGGAGGACTATAAATAATTAAATCTGTACTTTTATCGGGTAACCCACTAACAACATCAATACAATCAGCATTATAAATACTATAACTTTCTGTATGTATCTGATCTTTAATTTTATTCATTTTTTATATTTCCTTAATTTAAAAACATTGGCTTAATTATTTCTTTATCAAAATCTTTTGGCACATGAACAAAAGTATCATTCACTGCATTCACTAAATTCTGGTGTAATTGAATAGCTTTTTGTGTCTTTTGTTCCAGTGCATCCAATACTCTAGACTGTCCATCACTTACCACAATATCAATTGTCACGTCTCTTTTTTGACCGAAACGCCAAAACCTACGAATAGCCTGATAATACTGTTCGTACGACCAAGTAGGAAAAAAAACAGAATGGTTACAATGCTGCCAATTGAGGCCCATCCCGGTCATTTTTGCTTTTGTGATGATTCTTTCTATGTTTCCATTGGCAAAATTAACCAATATATCTTCTTTTTTATCAATGGACATTGAACCAATAATTTCAATCGCTTCAATGTCTAGTGACTTCAATAGTGCGCTTTCTTCGTTCAAGTTACACCAATAAACACTGGTTTTATCTGTCGCTAATTCAGCGGCCAGTTCGCACCGTTGTTTAATAGTTTGCTTTTGCTCATTCCTTACTTCGGTCATTGACTTAGCAATAGGCGTAAACATTTGCATCTGACCATTAACATCTACTAATGATTGATTTTCTACAACATGATAGTTTTTAATCAACTCCGGTAATTCATATCCTGCATCGCTAAAACCTAAGTCAGACGGCTTTTTAACCATAATTGACCATTGATTAACCCATGCGAAAAAGTCTTTTTCTGCGTGTGGTTTTAAATAAAACTTTTCGCCAATGTTTCTATTATTGCTATCGACACTGTTTTGATTGTTCTTAAAGAACTTGGTCAACATATCCATATAACCCATATAACCCAAAGCTTCACTTGATGTTCCAAGTTCTATGAAGTCGTTAGGCGATGGTGTGGCAGTCGATAAAAAACGATATTCAACTTTTTTGATAAATGAAGTAATATGATCTTTTATCTTTCCATCAAAGTTTTTTAGAATGCTACTCTCATCCAATATAACACATATAAAATCATCTGGATTAAAATAGTGTAACCGTTCATAATTACAAATGACAATCTTTTTACTAAACTTTCCATTTTTTGAATGTTCAATATCATCAATACCAATTAATTCAGCTTCATCTAAAAACTGAAATGCTACGGCTAAAGGCGTTAATATTAATACATTTTTATTGGTTTTTTGTACGACATTTTGCGCTATAACAAGTTGATCTAAGGTCTTGCCTAAACCTGTGTCTTTAAAAATTCCGATCCTGCCTTTTCTTACTGACCTTGTTATAACCTCTTTTTGAAAGTCAAAGGCCCTATCAGGTATAAATACAGGTTCAAATCCAAATGAACCGATAGAATGCCTTTTGTTGTTTATAAAATCTTGATAACTTAAATTCATTTTTATAGTTCAACTCAACTAATTTTTATAAGAGTAGCGAATTATACGTAAATTCACCTATAAATCAATACAAATAATAAATAAATTTATCACCTATATTTTGGTAAAGTTTTTATTGACAAAAAAATAATTTTCTATATACTAAACACAACTTCAAAAAACAACCAACGAAAAGGCCACTAAAATGAAAACAACACAAAAAGAAGTTATCGTAAAAGCAAAAGATGAAAAAGATGCTATCAGAAAAGCATATAAAGTATTTTCTATAATACAAGATAAAAACACATTACAACAAAAAACCATCTACATCGTCAATATTCGCGCTCAATTTATAAGTGGTAATACCGATTCATGGGCAAAATGGAATGATTGGTTTGAATATAAAGTAGCAGCAACATCAATTCGTGAAGCAAGAAAGATTGGTATATTGGCTGGTGAGGATAACAATGACTTTAAGAGAACCCAGATTATTGGTTCTGATGTTCAAGAGCGTGACACCATATGGAGCCTTTAAAATGTATATTCTAATTACTAAAAATTACATATTAGCAACTCCTGATTGCTTTGCTGATAGCGATAGAACACAAAAAATTGGCTTTTATGAATTGGCAAATGATTATGAATTACAATGCAGGCTGAAATTAGCATCATGCGTACTAATTAAACCACTTGTTAGATATGCTGATCCATTGGTTGGTGATGAATTAATTCGTGGTGTTGCCTCATATCTAAGTGCTTTTAAAAACAAAATAGAAGATCAAAACAATGTATTTAATTACTTGATAAATAATGGAGAATTAAAGATTTTATGGGTTAATTAATAAAAAAGTTGACAAAAACAATAAAAGCTTTATAATATTAAACATTAACTAAACAACAATAACAAAAGGTACTACAAAATGAATACTAAATCTTACACATCATACGTTAATTTTGATCTGTGCGATGTTGATGCTAACATTGCATTAGCTCTGCCATTCTTCATAAGCAATGCTGAAATCGAAGTTACTTACCAAGTTAATGACCTTGAAGATGAACAAGGTATTTATGGGCGCGATGCTTCAATTGAAGAAATGAATGTAATCAAATTAGACA